CGCTAATCAGAACGCCCTCTACGAAATCATCTGCATTCAGTGAAGCCTGGATGTCGTCTGCGGCAAGCAGCTCGAAGACATTGCCTTCATCGATGACATCCTCAACCGGATCTTGAACAAGCTTGCCAGCATCGAGTATTTCCATCGTCAGCTCATTGCCGGCATCGAGCCAATCGCTCAAGTCTGACTTGGGCGGCATGTCTTTACATATATCGCATACCCTCAGCTCTCTCACGATCGAGAACAGGTTCTCGACAATCTTTGGTACACGATCGCGACCAGCCTGATCATTGTCCGGGATAATGTAGACGCGCTTGCCTTTAAAATACTGCGCCAACTCTGTCTGCCAGTTGCCGGCTCCGGAGATGTTTGTACTCGCGACGATGCCAAGCTCATGCAACCTGTCTACATCCTTCTCGCCTTCCACGATCACAACGTAATCGGACTCCAACATCTCGGGCAGCCGGTACGGCACCGTCTCGATACCTTTGATGCTCAGTATCCATTTGCCTGGGTTGTTTGGATCTGGCCGGCGTGGCCTAAAATCTTTTGGCATGTAGCGGCAGACCTGCATGTGCAGCTCACCATCTGCGTTGTGATAATCGTATTTCCGTACGATCATGCGGGTATAGTTTATGGCTGGCACATCAACCGGCGCAGCGAAGTAACCACCCTCGCCGGCCTCGTGATCAAACCATGCGCCCGTCTCGAGCTCGACAGACTTCGAGCCCTGCTTGCCGAACCGGAGCTCGCGCTGGTTTGACAGGCGCTGATTTAAATTTGTGTGACCGAATTTTTGCAGCGCCTGTTCCCGGACCTCTGATAAACTAATTTTTATTTGGCTCATTGTTCACCTGCAATGATTGCTCTTCCGATTTTTTCAATAATTTGCGGGCAGACTGAGTTGCCGATGGCTTTGTATCGACTTCTGTCCAGCCTACTGGGAAGCCCATCAATTGTTCGCAAAATTGCGGGTTCATGTGCTTCCCCTGACCAAGGTGCGCGACTGCATCCCTCAGTTTTACGCCGTAACGGACTCCTTTTTTGCTCACGCGACTGAATCTGCCGTTTTTCAATTGAACATTTTTTTCTATGCCACCCTCGCTGTCGCTTGCGCGTGGAGTAGGCCAGAATAAAACACCGTTCTCGTCGGTGGCGTTTGCCCTGACTTGCAGATGAAATAATAAACGTCCGCGTTTGGTAGTTTTCGCTTTCCAAGTCATCCAAGACGCAATCGAGAAGTCCCATTTGGTTGAGACCAACAACGTTTTCTCCGCAAAAAAAAATGGGCCTGAGTTTTTGGATAAGTCTAAACATTTCCGGCCAGAGCCATCGCGGATCATTTGTGCCTCGCTGGTGTCCAATTTGGCTGACTGATTGGCAAGGCCAGCCGCCGCAAATGAGGTCAACTCTTCCAAGGCCATCTGTTGGGATGGTTCTGACATCGTCGTAGATTGGTGTGTCGGGCCAGTTCTTTTTGAGGACGGCTTGGCAGAAGGCGTCTTGTTCGCAGAAAGCAATGGTCCGAAAAGGTCCGGCTCTTTCGAGTCCGAGGCTGAATCCTCCGATTCCAGAGAAGAGGTCGAGAACTTTGATTTCATTGTGTATCACCGCCGCGTCCACAAAAAGTAAGCGACCAGCAGACCGATCAGCACGGCCGAGATCACTGCGCTGCCGACAGACAAGATGAGGAAATAAGTCAAAACGGGATCTCGTCGTTGAGCTCATCAAAGGACGTGCCGCGGCCTTCGCAATAAGCTTGTGTGTAACATCGCAGAGCTTGCAGCCATTCTTCCGGAGTCAGCCCCGGCTCGATGGTGCGGCCGATAGAGTCGAGGTATTCGCCCATGATCTTGCCGGCCTCGAGCATCAGCTTGTCTTCGTCGGGTCTCCAGTCCATGTGATACTTAACTCCTTTTTTTGCCTTCGCTTGCCATGCGCTTTGGTGCTTCATGCTGCAGAACCAGAGCTCCGGAGCTGCTAGGTTGTTCCAACCTAAACCGAACCCTCGAGATGGTTTTTTGCAGACAGGGCAGAGCCTCAAAGCTCTTTGACTTTCACGCTCACCACTTCGCTATCTTTGTAAAAGGGCTCGAGCTCATCGCCGTACTTGTCTTTGACGGCGCTTGTATCCAGCGTTCGCCTGGAGGTCGTATCGACAATCGCCTCATGCGTAGCGCCGACACAGTTGCCCACCTCTTTGATCTTTTCGATTGTCTCTTTTTCCTGAGCCTTTAATTCTTTGATGCGCGCTCGCAACGATGCAAGAACGTCCGGAAGATTTTCATTCACGCCGGTGTTATTGAGTTGAAATGGATTCGTCATCGCTTGCTCCTTTGTCTTCCCATCGCTCGCCATTATCGAGCCGATAGATCACAGTGTTTGTTTCCTCGTTGGTTTCTAGAACAATGCCGGGGACATATGCGTCCCGGTAACGCTGATCCGGGCAGCCGGTGCGTTGCTCATCTGTCGAGAGAATTTTCTGATGCCGGTGACAGAACCAGTCGCCATGCTCGATAGCCTCGGACCAACAACATGTGCGGCACGTTCTGGTAGGCGTAGCACCCTCATGGCAGACAGAGTGAAACCCGCACCATTGCTTGCATGCCCAATAGCCAGGGTTGTCACTGATCCGAGCCGGCATCATGTGCGGCTGCTCGATAATTTGGCGCGCCCGTTCGACGTACCACTCGGCTGCTTCCGGATCGTAATTGGTACGGATGGCATTCCACCTGCGCCCACCGGCTGAGGCCACTACCATGTAGTGACGTTTGTGACCGCGATAGTGCATGTAGCATTGAGCTTGCGCGTAGTAGGTTTCGTTCCACGCCTTCAGCACTTGTTTCTCGTCGCCAAGTTTATCTTTGAGCGCACAAAACTTGGTGTAGCCTTGATCGTTTGTGCATTTAACCTCGAAGACATGCCATGTCTTTGGCGCTTGTATGAGCCCCAGGATCTCGCCATCGAGATGGCCCAGAAAATGTCCGTTAATATCTGAGACCTCTAATTGTTTGCCTGTCTCCGGATCGCGATCAATCAGTGTTACGCCCGGAACTCTTCTGATGCGCTCGATCACAAGGTCTTCAGTCCTGTGGCCGTCCGCAAAATTCTTGAGTGTGTCAGCTCCAAACGGATCTTCCTCGACCATGTGCAGCCGGTAATAAGATTTTCGAGAACAGTCGCCGATGCCACTGACCCCAAGATAAGTGCGCTTGTTTCTTTGGCTCTCGAGCGCTTCAAGTGCGCTATCGGCTGCCTCAAGTGTAGGGTCTCTGTCTAGGTCTAGCTTGACCATTATACGTGCCTCATAGAAAAAGAGAGGGCGAGGCTATGCCCCGCCCTTGGTTTATTAAGCATTCCAAGGTCTGGCATCAGTTGCCGGCGCAGTTGGTTGCAGGGGTGCTTCTGTCTGCGCTGGCGCTGGTGTCGGAGCTGCTTCGTAAGATTGAGCCGCAGCGGCCGGCGTAGCAGCCGGGGCATTGGCAGGGCCGTAACTCTTGACCTCGTTGTACTCTGGGTTGTCCGTTTGGATGTCGATCTCGAGTGTCGCTCGCTTTTGCCACAGGTGATCAGTGTCAGCGATAGTCGTCATTCCGAGAGCGCGGCCCAAATTACTTAAACGCTCTTTTGCCATTGAGACCGTATTTGGCTTGTCATACCAAAGATAAATTTTATCCCAGACCAGCCGGCCGCTCTCGAGCTTCCATACAAGCTGTAAGTACGAATTGCCGGGTTTGTTTTTCGACTCGACAACTTGAACATCATCGACCTCGGCAACATATGAGCCCGGTGGAACCGGATCATATTTCTTATCTAATGTGTCATCGCTTGGCGCGGTGACCTCGTGATTAAGTGCAACCATGTTTGCTACTCCTTGCTAAAAATTGCTGCCTCGAGTGCATTCCAATCCAGCGGCAGCTCTGCCGGTATCGGATAACGTGACTTAGCAATGAAGGCCGGCGCGGCCTGTGTCTTGATCACACGCTCGCCCGTGCTCATTGCTCGGGTTCGCTTGCGGCCGAACCCTGTGTCGGTTTGTTTGACGGTTGTTTGGTAAGTGCAGAACCCGATCAGATCGCAATGCTCCATCATTACCGCGGAAGCATTCTTATGCGTCTTGATCTCGTATCGATCATATGGCTCGGAGTCCGGGTCTTCGAATCTTTTGACTTGGCTGTGTGCTAGGATGATGACGATCATATTTTTCTGATCGCGAACCGCATTGATGCCAGACACAAACCGCCGCCATACATCGCCGGCTATCTGGTAGCCTTTGCCATAGCCTGGATCTTCGATGTGCTTCCACTTGTGCGCCTCGCACACATGCTTGTAGACAAGCGGCTCGAGCCAATCGAGAGAGTCGATCACCAATGTTGAATAATCGTGATTCTCTTTGATGATCATTTCAAGCTGCGCTTCTACATCCGCGTAAGTGTCCGGACGTGGCAGCCGATCAGCTCCGACAATGTCTGCGCCGTCTTCAGTCTGAATAAAGATAGGCTTGGGCGCGCTTGCCCCGAATGTCGTTTTACCGACACCCGGCGGCCCGTAGGCTAACACCCTTGGTGATTTAGTTGCGGCCCCACTGACCACATCTTTTAGCGATACCATCACTTGCTCCTCTAGTTGGTTAACAATCTGCTCTGCTTCGACTCTTCATAATCTTTGATCATCACCTGCACCCCACTGACCTCGTCGCTCCAATAGCTGCGCAGGTCATGGATGTAGTGATCGTTCTCGACCACCTCGATTGCCTCGAGTAGATCGAGCACTGCTTTATTCACGTTATCGATGTCTCGCTTACGCTTGTCGGGCCGGCCGGCTGCCAGCTCCACTGCGATGGGATAGTCGATAGGTTTCTCTGGTGTGGTTTGTGACCGCAAAATGCGAGAAGCTTCATCAGCCCACTCGGCATACACTTTGGTCCGATACATGCGGGGTCCGCTAAACCGCCACAGGCGATTGACGCTCGGAGGGTATGGCAGCAACAACGTCATCATACGGCGATGTCTTCGTTGTATTGCACATATGCCCGGTAGTGATCAGCAAGAGCGACCTGCCCTTGTGTCGCTTCGTAGACAGCTAGTACATTGACGGGACGCGGCATGATGCGGCCTTCGGACCACTTCATAACGGTGACCCGACTAACATCGACACGCTTCGCAAAGGCGGTGTAAGTAAGATCTTTGGCTTTCAGATAGTGTTTCAACAACATTTGGTGCGGCCTCAAAAAATATGTAAACGTACAAAATTTGTACGTGCCAACCCGTACTAAATGCTATAAAGTTAAAAATCAATTAATAATTTTAAACGTGTTCGATTTTGGGAAATACAATGGTTATCAAAAACCGCATTTCTGAGCTTGCGCAGAACGCTCGGATGACAGGCACTGAGCTCGCCAAGCGCCTCGGCATTGATCCCCACAAAGCGCGACGATACATGCGCGGCGAAACGCCACTCAAAGCAGACATGGCCTCGCAGATCGCTGATATCTTCGGCGTGAGCGTCGAGCATGTTATGGGGTTTGGAGGCGCTGATGATCCTGGCAAGCAATCGAAGCTGCCATTGTACGGCACAGCGCAAGGCGGCATAGGCTCTGACATATCAGACATGAGCTACGCTATCGATCACCTGGACCGGCCAGACTTTCTTAAATCGTCGCCCAATGCATATTGTGTGTATGTAACTGGCGAATCGATGGAGCCGCGGTACTGCGCCGGCGAGATCGCATACGTGAACCCCGCTCGGCCGATTCGTCGCAATGATTATGCGGTGATCCAAACGCGTGATGAGGATGGGCATTACGCCATGATTAAGCGCTTTTTATCTGCCTCAGATGACAAGGTAGTGCTCGAGCAGCTCAACCCGGACAAGCGCATAGAGCTCAACAAAAATGCCGTCGAGGCAATCCACTTTGTCCAGGGCGCGTTCATAACCTAGTTGACGAGCGTACATTTTCTGTACTAAGACGAACACTCTTTGCACCAAGCATGGGAGTGTTTAATGAACGCAAAAGATTTTTCTTTAGCCTTAGCTGGAGCGATTACTGTCGCGGCTGGCTTGTATGCATGGACGTGGATTGGCTGCGCCATGTTGGATGAATGCTGGAACGAGCTCACGATTCCAACTGTTGAGTACACACGATGAAAGGCGCGCTGTTGACCGTGAGTGAAACCGCTGAACAATTGTTCGGCGAGAACACTCAGAGCAAACGCCGCATCGTTAAACGATTGATCGAAGATGGGCAGCTCAAAGCGCTGCCGCACAGATCGAGTTACTACGTGCCAACAGGTGAAATCCAAAAATTACGAGGCGACCATGTCGGAGTGTGAACGATGCCACGGCAATCATTATGTGATGATGTCTGATAACTCCACGATCAATTGTCCGGATTGCATGTACGAGGCGGCTGGTGAGTCAGAC